AAATCTGACCTTCCTTTCTTTTTAACGGTTACGGTTACGGTTCACGCCTTATACTCTATATTTTTACTTTTTTTATTTTATAATCTATGTATTGTTAAGTATTCTATATAAGAAAAGTTATGTGAAAGTGTAACAACCGTAACTTTACCGTAAAATCAACGCTTTAGAACCGTAACCCAAAGCGTAACCAACCGTAACTAAGTGAAACTTACATGGATAATGTTACCGTACTTATGGAAAATTATGCCATTTTTTGACCGTCCCTTTTTTCCTTGGCAGTATATTTTGGTAGTGCAACTGTATCATGCAATTCTTCCATGATCTTATTTTTACCAGTTTCATTCAACTTGGCAAACAGTTCAACCAGTTCATACGCACCTGAACCGTAACACTTTTCAAGCAGATCACACACCCTTTCTTTCTGTTCCAATTCTTCCCGGTTTACTTCCATAGGTACATCATGCCCCATAAGCCAAGCAACATTGACATTCAAGGCTTGTGCCAATTTATACAGGGCATCTTGCATTGGTTCATATTTTCCTGTTTTGTACTGGCTGATTTGTGCCTTATCAAGTCCTGACCTTTCCGCAACATCAACCTGTCTTAGTCCTCTGATGTTCATTGCTTCAATGAAGCGGTGCTGAAATGTATCAGGCATTAGTGAACACCCCTTTCTTATATATTATTGTTCATCCTCATTATAAAGCAAAGTTAAGACTTTTTCAATCAAACTTGAAAAAAAGTTAAGAAAACTTAAAAATAACTGTTGACATATTTTCCCACTGGTGATAAGATAAAGCCAAGTTAAGAGTTCTTAACTTACAGAAACAAAGCAAGTAGGAAGGACACGGGTGAAGCGATAGGGCTACACGCAAGTGACATGGTGGTCAGGCTGCCGGATAGCAGATAGAGCGTGTGAAGAATAAACATGACCCGTCAAAGTAGTTGAAGAAAACAGGAACGGTAGGGCAAGAAAGCACAGTGTACCGCACTATTTGAAGAAAGCGGACAGGCTGAACCAATCGGCACTTTACCCCTAAAACAAGAAACTGTTAAGTGGAAGAATCAACCGCACGAGATGACACAGCACTTTGTTTCACAGGTCAGGAAGTTCCCCGACTTCCTGACTATTTCAAAAAGAACTGTTGCAGCAGTTCCGGGGAAAAGAACCAAGGAATAGGATTTCAGTTCTTTCAAAAAATTGTCTATTGTATGTTGGTCAACAGGTTTTGGCGGTTTTAATGTGAAACCCCGGCGGTTTGAACAGCACCGTTCAAAAAGTTCAATGATGTGTAACAGGTTTTCAGATTTTAATGCGAAATCTGATAAAGGAAAGACACCCCTGATTGTACTAAGGTGTGCTGACAATAGACAACTTTTTGAAGGAACTGGGAAAGGATAAAGGCAATGATTGATTTCATAAAAGATGCGGATTGCACCAAGGAAACGCCCGTCAGATTAGGTGTTCCTGATGCACCGATATATGGCAAGGACATCAAATTGAAACCAAGGGTTGACGGTAGAACTGATTCAGAGCATTTCAAGAAAATCTATTTGCCGGAACTTTTACCACTTGAAGAATATGATCTGATAGTCGTTTTGATTTCCGGCGGTAAGGATTCAGTTGCTTGTTACCTAAAACTTCTTGAACTTGGTGTACCAAAGGAAAGAATAGAGTTTTGGCATCACGATATTGACGGCGGGCATCCTTCAAGGCGTATGGACTGGAAATGTACCCAAAACTATGTAAAAGCACTTGCAGATGCAGAGGGTATCAAGTTAAGGGTGCAGTAAAGGTCAGATATGACGGGGACACCAAGGGCGGGGTTGAAACCCTTGAAATCACAGTCAATGCAGAGAATTACAAGACCATTGTGGAAATCTTCAAGAAAGCCTTGATTGAAAACGCAATGGGTTATGATGCCAAGGATGACAGACTTTCCGGCAACCCTAATCAGATGAACATTCAGTCAATGTATTCTGACATTGATACAGATGCCAATGATACGGAATCAGAAGCACAGGCAACAATGGATGATGTACTTTGGTTTGTCAACTGCCACCTTGCCAATACGGGACAGGGTGACTTTGAAGGTGAAGAAGATGGGGTTGATGTGGTATTCAACCGTGATATGCTGATGAATGAATCAGATATTATTGATAACTGTCAGAAGTCACAGGGAATCATTTCTGATGAAACAATCATTAGTATGCATCCTTGGGTGGATGACCCGCAACTTGAAATGGAACGCCTGAAAAAGCAGAAGGAAGAAGCACAGAAAGAAATGCTTGCACAGTATGACCCGTTTGGTACACAGAATCAGAACGGTGACGGTGCAGATGATGACCCTGACAACAAAGGTGACCCGTCACAGGGAAGTCAGGGCGGTGAAGTAGATGAATAACGGTGAATACTGGCAGAAGCGTTTTGAACTGCTTGAACAGGCTGCACACCAACAGGGGGTTCAGTGCTATGCGGATATTGAAAAACAATACCGACAGGCACAGAAGCAACTTGAAGGTCAGATTGCTGCATGGTATCAGCGTTTTGCATCTAACAACGGGGTAACCCTTGCAGAAGCAAAGCGGATGTTGAACGCAAAGGAACTTGCTGAACTGAAATGGGATGTGAACCAATACATTCAGTACGGTCAGGAAAATGCGATCAACGGCACTTGGGTCAAGCAGCTTGAAAACGCATCTGCAAGATTCCATATCAGCAGACTTGAAGCCTTGAAGTTGCAGACCCAACAGAGCATTGAAGTCATGTTTGGAAACCAACTTGACAGCATTGACAGCACAATGCGGAATGTCTACAAGTCCGGCTATTATCACACCGCCTATGAGATTCAGAAGGGTGTGGGTGTTGGTTGGGACTTTTCCGCACTGGATGACAAGCAGATCAACAAGGTCATCAATAAGCCTTGGGCGGTTGACGGCAAGAATTTCAGTGAAAGGATATGGGGCAACCGTCAGAAGTTGGTCAATGAACTGAACAACACCCTGACACAGAACATCATCTTGGGAAAAGACCCGCAGAAAGCCATTGATGAAATTGCCCGGAAGATGAACACTTCCAAGACCAACGCCGGGCGGTTGGTAATGACAGAAGAAGCCTTTTTCAGTTCCGCAGCACAAAAGGATTGTTTTGATGAACTGGATGTTGAACAGTTTGAAATTGTGGCAACACTGGATTCCCACACTTCGGATATATGCCGGGGTATGGACGGCAAGCATTTCCCTATGTCTGAATGGAAGGTTGGTGTGACTGCACCGCCGTTTCATGTTCATTGCAGAAGTACCACAGTACCATATTTTGATGATGAATTTGATGCTGTCGGTGAACGTGCTGCACGGGATGAAGAAACAGGCAAGACCTACTTTGTACCGGGTAATATGACCTATAAGGAATGGGAAAAGTCATTTGTCAATGGTGATAAGTCAGGCTTGCAAGCAGTCAACAGTGATGATACAATCAAAGAAAAAGAACCAAGTGAAGCATTTCAACAGATTCAGAAAGCGTGTGAAGCAGACAAGGTTGAACACAGACCTGTTCAGAAACTTTCACAGCCGTTGTCATCTGATGAAATCATTGAAAGGCTTGCGGGTGGGGATATGACCAAGGGTTCATGTTCTTCACTGGCTTTTGCATACATTGGAAACAGGAACGGACTTGATGTTCTTGATTTCAGGGGTGGCAGCAGTCAGTATGTATTTTCTATGAACAGTAACATTAAGAAAATACTGGAATTACCGGGTGTGAATGGTTCAATCACAATGGTCAAGAAAGAGATTTCAGGAACAATGGAAGTCCTGAATAATCTTGTCTTGAATAAAGAATACTATCTTGCAACTGGTAAACACGCAGCCATTGTCAGACGGGTTGACAGCGGTGTTGAATACTTGGAACTTCAATCAAAATTTCAAAACGGGTGGATGCCATTTGACCGTTACGGTTCAATGGCTGCAACACTGAATAAGCGTTTTGGATGTAGGAAAACGGTTGATAAGCAATTCGGCAAGGTTTGGGAAAAATCGGTTGTTCTTATGGATGTTGAATCATTCAATGAAAACGCTGAATTTGAACAAATTCTTGGGTATATAAATACCGCAGTAGAAAGTCAGAAGAAAGGGGTGACGGGTGATGTCAAGTAACTGGTACAAGAATAATGAAACAGATCAGATTTGGTGGAAAGATACACCTGATTCAGTCGGTGAATGGCTGTTCAGTTTTGACAAAAAGCAAGTGTTCAATATGTTTGCTGATTATCCGCACAACCTGACACCTGAACAGAAAAAAATATTTGATGAAGAAAATCCTGAATGGTGTGAGTTCTTCAAAGATAGAGTATAGAAAGCACGGTCAAATAACCGTGCTTTTTTCATACCTTAACAAGTTATCAATAGACCTGTAATAATTGCTATATGGCGGTTATATGAGGTCAGAAAGGGGGATAAAAGGCACATGAAAACGTACACAATGAGAAAGGCATGGTGATCCTGATTATCTCCCGGCTACTGGGTCAAGTAGCATATAGAAAAGGCATCCGGCAGCGGGTGTCTTTTTTCTTGCGGGTTGTCAAGCGTAAACCGAACAAAACCAATCAATCATGTGGGAGTAACCCCGTATAAAAACGTATTTGAAAGGATGGTATAGAAATGACAAGAAAACAGTTAGAGGATTTAGGACTTACCAAGGAACAGGCTGATTCAGTAATGAAAATCAATGGTGATGACATTGAGAACGCAAAGGGTACTACTTCAACAGAGATCAAGAACTTGCAGACAGAGGTTGAAGGACTGAAAACACAGGTCGGTGACCGTGACAAGCAGTTAGAAACCCTGAAAGCATCTGCCGGGGACAACGCTGATCTGAAAAAGAAGATTGAGGACTTACAGACTGAAAATGCCACTGCTAAGGCAACCCATGAATCTGAACTGAACCAGTTGAAAATTGATTTTGCGGTTGAAAAGGCACTTACTGGTGCAAAGGCAAAGAACATCAAAGCTGCAATCAAAATTGATGCAGCATATTCCAATGTAGACCTGAAAGAAGGCTACTATATGCGTACACTTGGCTTATATGCCGTTGATCCTGACAAGGGTGAAATTCTGTATGCAGTCTGCATTGAAAAGTCAAATAACTGTTATATGCCACCATATAACGGTGTTACGGTATCGGCTGCATACTTACAGTTATATACCACAGTAGGAAACGCTGACAGCGTATCACTTGCGGTCAGTCCGGGTGCGTATGCAACGGTTGGTGACATTCAGGCACTTGAAAAAGAAATTGCTGATCTGAAAGCCTTTGTTGGCTATACGGACGGTGACATTTACGGCGTTGAAGTGGACTTTGAAAACAAGAAGTTCACAAGACTTGCCGGGGCAGTAAACCGTTCAGCGGGTTCAGGGTTTGACGGAATCAATGCCTTTGGTGGCAGAAAGCGTTGCAACCTTACCAATGACGGGCGTGTTGCTGCATACTATGGTGAAGCCGGATTTTCTACTACTGGAAAACTGACACAGGCGGTTGACCGTAACCCGGTAGGTACTGAATCACCTGATGAAAACCTGAAATTCAGTGCCGGGACAATCGTTCAGGTAATGGTTGAACAGCCAAAGTTTTATTACAAGGTTGTACCACTTAAAACTGAAAAGAGAACCAAGGGGGCAATCACAAGAAAAATCAGATACTATGTATCAGATACACCAAAGGCGGGATTCAAACTTCATCCGGCGTTCATTGTAAATGGTCAGGAAAATGATGTTGCATATCTTGCAGCCTTTGAAGGTTCACTTTGGGATGCATCTGCATCAGCATACATTCTTGATGATTCACAGGTTGCTGACTTTGCTGCTGATATGTTATGCAGTATTGCCAACGCAAAACCGCTTTCAGGACTTACACAGAACGCAACCCGTGCCAATATCAGAAAACTTGCTGAAAAACGTGGTACTGGTTGGGAACAGGGTGTTGTTCAGACGGCATCCGCTTCACAGATGCTTATGCTGATTGAATATGCAACCTTCAACATGCAGTCTGTTATTGGTAACGGTGCAGTTTCAAAGACTGATGACGGTAAAACATCCATGACAGAAAATACAGGTGCAACAATCACCCTTGGTAATGCATCAGGTTCAGTTGTCAATGCTAACGGTATTCAGATTGTGTCATACCGTGGTGAAGAAAACTTTTGGGGCAACATTTGGTGGTGGATTGATGGAATCAATCACTATGCGAACGCAACCACAGGTGAGTGTGAAACCTATGTTGCAGATCATGGTTTTGCTGATGACATTAAGGCAGCACCTTATGAAGATACAGGAATGACCGCAAAGTATGGAAACGGTTATATTTCCGCTTTCTGCTATTCAGAAGATTTTGATTGGTTGTTCTTACCGGGTGAGTTCAACGGAAACACTGCACTTCCTGTTGGTGATCACTGTTGGAATCAGAACGGTACTGGTTGGCGTGTCGCTCTATTGGGTGCTGGTTGGAATGATGGCTTGATTGCCGGTGCTTTCTGTTGGTATCTGGCTTATGCTTCTTCTTATCGTAGTCGGTATATCGGCGGTCGGTTGGTGTATCGAAAAAAGGTGGCAGCATAACAGGCAACCAGTAATTCATACAATTTTAGGTAATCAGGATGCTAAGGATGACGATTTTCAAGCAGAAAGACAATAAAAAGACAAAAAACCAATGTCACTAAATTAGGTGCTAATTGGAATAATGGCTTGAATACCAGTGCTTTCTATTGGAATCTGAATAATGCTTCTTCTAATCGTAATCGGAATATCAGCAGTCAGTTAGTAAATGCACAAATATCACTTGAAACACCCCGTCAGAAATGGCGGGGTGTTCTTATAAATCAATGTACTGAAAACTGATTACCGTGCCACTTGGCAAAACATCAAAATACATGGGCTGTATTAGTAGACCGTCACCTGACGGGTTGAAAGTTCGGTTCAGTGCATACAGAAGGGAACAGACAAGCGTGAAACGGTATGGCAATCTTTATGAAAAAATCTGTTCAATGGATAACCTGTATCTTGCGTTTCAACACGCAAAGAAAGGCAAAGGATGGTACAAGGAAGTTCAGCAGATTGAGAAAAGACCATACTACTATTTGGCGGGTCTGCAATGGATGCTTCAAAACCATTTATACAAAACTTCGGAATATGCCACTTTTACGAAAAAGGACGGCAAGAAGGAACGGGAAATATACAAACTTCCATTCTTCCCTGACAGAATTGCACAATGGGCGGTTTTACAGGTGATTGAACCGCAGTTATTAGCGTATTTCACTGATGACACATATTCAGCAATACCAAACAAGGGTATTCATGCAGCATACAAGAAGTTACGGTTGGCGGTTGATACCGTGCCGGAAGAAATGATCTATTGCTTGAAAATAGACTGCAAGAAATTTTACCCTTCCATTGACCACGAAACACTAAAACAGAAGTTCAGACGGAAGTACAAAGACCCTGAACTGCTTGAACTGATTGATGAAGTAATTGATTCAATCAGCACTTGTCCGGCAACGGATGAAAACATTGAATTTTATCGGTCTTGTGGTAATGAAATCAAGATAGTGAAGGTAAACGGCAAGGACTTCATTGAAGGTGTCGGTATTCCAATAGGGAATTACTTTTCGCAGTATGACGGCAATTTCTTCCTATCAGGTTTTGACCACTGGATAAAAGAAGTTAAGCGGGTAAAGCACTATTACCGTTATATGGATGATATTTGTATTTTTGCAAGAACCAAAGAAGAACTGCATCAGTTACTTGCAGAAATCAATGAATACTTCATACAGAATTTGAAATTAAGAATAAAAGGCAACTATCAGATATTCCCTTCGTTCATCCGGGGTATTGATTTTGTAGGGTACAGGATTTTCTTGAAAGATACCCTTCTTAGAAAATCCACCTGTCAGGAATTTGAACGGAAAATGACCGCAATCAGGAAGAAGATTGAAAGCGGTCAGGAAATGAACTATTCAGAATGGTGTGCAATCAATTCCTATAAGGGTTGGTTGAAATATTGTGATAGCAGCTGATTGTCTGAAAAATATATTGAACCAATTCAGCCTTATGCTGATAGGTACTATAAAGATCATATCAAGAAAGGTGGTAAAAAGCATGAAAAAGTACGGAAAAGTACGCAGTACAAAGCAGCCTGAACAGAAGGTCATTGATGACTATTCAGTTTGGATTGCAGAGAACATCACCCCGGTCACAGAAGCCGGGACAGATGAACAGCCGGGGTTCACTGGTTATGAATATGACCTGACCCAGTACACCAAGGATGAATACATCAAAATGATTGATGACAGGAACGCATCTTTGGAAGATCAGATGACACAGGCACAGGAAGCCATGTGTGAAATCTATGAAATGATGGCATAAGGAAGGGGTGAGAATATGGCAAACATTTATGCAACCCTTATCATTAAGGGCAAGAAAACCTTTGCTGATGTACCTGAGAAAATCAAGGACAAAGTGAAGGAAGTTCTGATTGACCTTGATTGCCCTGAATTAGCAGAGTAATCAACAGACAAGGAAATTATCACAGGAACAAAAACAACCGCTATATGACCCTTATATGAGGTCACAAGCGGTTGTTTTTATGTTCAGAAAGGACAGAGAAAATGAAACAGACTATTTGCAGTGTATTAGGTGTGATTGGTTCAGCAATCGCATCTTTTTTTGGTGGTTGGGATGCGGGACTTACAACCCTTCTGATCTTCATGGGTCTTGATTATATTTCAGGACTGATTGTTGCGGGGGTGTTCAAGAACAGTCCCAAGACAGACACAGGTTCACTTGAAAGTAAGGCGGGGTGGAAAGGTCTTTGCAGAAAGTGCATGACTCTGATTTTTGTACTGGTTGCGTACCGCCTTGATCTTGTCATTGGCACAAATTACATCAGGGATGCAGTAATCATTGCGTTCATTGCCAATGAAACAATTTCCCTTGTGGAAAATGCGGGTCTTATGGGGTTACCACTCCCGGCAGTCATCACCAAGGCTATTGATATTTTACAGAAAAAGACAGAAAGTGAGGGTAAATAATTATGGATAAGCAGACATTTATTTCACAGATTGCAGCCTATGTCATCAAGTATGCTGCACAGTATGGTATCAAGGTACACAGTCCGATCATTGCACAGGCAATTCTTGAATCAGGGTGGGGACAGTCAAGCCTTGCTGCCAAATATCACAACTATTTTGGTTTGAAGTGCGGAAGTGCTTGGACTGGTAAGTCTGTCAACATGGCAACATCAGAGGAATATACACCGGGCGTTCACACGAACATTCGTGACAATTTCCGTGTGTTTGATTCTATGGAAGATGGTGTCAAGGGTTACTTTGATTTCATCAACTATTCAAGATATGCAAACCTTAAAGGGGTTACAGACCCACAGACTTATGTGGAGAACATCAAGGCAGATGGCTATGCAACATCAAGCACTTATGTAACAAACCTGATGCGTGTTATCAGAGATAACAACCTTACACAATATGACGGTGCTGCACAGCAGACACCTTCAAAGTCAGTGGATGAAGTTGCACAGGATGTTGTCAACGGCAAGTATGGCAATGGTGCTGATCGTAAAGCAGCACTTGAAGCAGCCGGGTACAACTATGATGAGGTTCAGGCAAAGGTCAATGAGATTTTAGGGGTAGACACTACACCAAAGAAATCTGTTGATGAAATTGCACAGGAAGTCATCAATGGTGCTTGGGGCAACGGTCAGGACAGAAAGAACCGCATTGAACAGGCGGGTTATGATTACACCGCAGCTCAGAACAAGGTCAATGAACTTTGCGGAACACCTAAGAAATCCATTGATGAAATTGCAAGGGCAGTCATCCGTGGTGAGTATGGAAACGGTGCTGATCGTAAGAACAGAATCACCGCAGAAGGTTATGATTATGCAGCAGTACAGGCAAGGGTCAATGACCTGATGTAATCTGTTACTAATTTGTTACTAAATAGCGGGATTTTGTGAGATTTGCGGAGATATTCAAAACTGAACTTTTCAGCAAATAAGGGCAAAAAGCGGGGTGTTATATCAATGAAATTTATGATATAATATACACAAAGTGTAAATGGAGATGATTGATTATGGAAAAATTTACAGATTGTCAGATTGAAATAAAAAAACTTCGCGAATCTACCGGCATGAATCGAAAGGAGTTCTGTGAGTGTTTTAATATTCCTTATCGTACAGTTACAGAGTGGGAAAGAGGAACTCGTAATGCGCCAGATTATGTTCTTAGGCTGTTGGCATATTATATTAAGATGGAAAATATGGTGAAAGATAAGAGTAACGAGAAAATATGAGAAATATGGAAATGAAAGAGGTGGAAGGCAATGCCAAATTCCAATATTTTGATGTACACAACAGAAGATGGACTGACAAAAATAGAAGCAACATTTGAAAATGATACCGTCTGGTTGTCAATTGATCAGATGGCAGAGTTGTTTCAACGCGATAGAAGTGTAATTGGAAAACATGTTAGAAATATATTCAAGGAAGGAGAGCTGAATAAAGAATCAGTTTGGGCAAAATTTGCCTACACTGCCGTTGATGGCAACAGGATGAATTGCTGTCAAATGTAGAAAATGATTTTATTCATAGTATTGAAATGCTTGAGAAAATTGAAGATAGTAATATATCCGCTAAGGCAACATATGATGAGATAAAGAAGTATGTGGCTGAACATAATGCTGTGTATTTCTATTTATAGCAATTCTGCAATAAGAGCAAGCATTAATGTTTTTGCATTCTTTATTGGTATGGTTGCAAGTTACTATTTGTATTCAAACTATATTGCAGGATTTTTTCCAAGAAGTTATGCGGTGATTTGGTTTGGATTTACAGCTGTTTCTCCATTATTGTCTTTTGCCTGCTGGTATGCAAGGGGGAAAAACAAACTGGCACTTATACTATCGGCGCTGATTTTGGCAGTATTGTTCAATATGTGCTTTGTATATGGATGCTGGTATTTTAATGCAAAATCTGTTTTGGAAGTGATAGTCTTTATTATTGGACTTCCAGAATCCCTGCGCATGAAGAACTTTCTGGCTGTTTTTAATGCTGAAGAAAAGTCAAGTTCATAGAGATACTTGTTGCTGCCATCCCGTTTCTTTTTCAGGTTTTCTTCTGCCGCTTCGTTTGCGATAAAAATGCCGAAATTGCATTGGAACAATTGGTGCCTGACACAATAAACTTGCAATAGGCTGCTTTTTTCTGTTGAGCAAGAAGTATCTTTTAATTCATATTTAGGTGGTTTGTCAATAGCAATAATATTTAATGCATAATCTGATTTAAGAGTGAATTTCAAATTTTAGATTTTCAATAATCATGGGATAAAAATAACAGGGAGGATTATAGTTTTCGGAATAAAGCCGATATATAATATTAGAAACAATAAATAATAAAGAACGGATTCAGAGAAGGAGGACAAAGGATATGTCAATGAATGTGAATACAACGGGTACTGTTTATGGAAGTTATCAGAATACCTACAAGGCAGGTACAGTAGATAAGAAAAAAGAAACAGCGAAAACAACAGAAAATGATAAGGTCAAGAAAAATGTGACAGAAAGTATAGCCGAAAAAAATCTAAGTAAAGAGGCACAAAAAATGCTTAAAGATATGCGTGGCTCAAGAACAGATATGGACTTTATGGTTGCAGATTTTGAAAATGGTGATAATGCTAAAGATATTTTAGCACAAAGTGATAAAGAGTTTACGGTTATTTTCTCAAAGGAAGAAATGGAGAAGATGGCATCCGATCCCAAATATTATGCTGAAAAGATGCATAGTATTGAAGGTGCTTTGCGTATGTCGGATGAAATCAATGCTCAGTTTGGATTTGAAAGAGCATTTGGTAAGACAAACGGAATAGAAAACAGTGCAGATACTGATACAAAAATAACAAAGTTTGGTATTTCTTTTAATAGTGATGGAACTACAACATTCTTTGCTCAATTAGAAAAAACATCAGCTAGTCAGAAAGAATATCTTGAAAAAATTCAGGAAAAGAAAGCTGCGGAGAAGAAAGAGGCGAAGAAAAAGGAACAATTAAAGCAAATTGAAGTAAAAAAAGCTACTGTTCAAGCAAATTCAAAAGATGAACTTTTGGATAAAATTAAAAATATTGAATGGAATTCTATCAAACCAGAGGATAATAAAATCGGTGGAAGATTTGATTTTTCAATTTAG